CCTTTGGATTGATATATGGAGAGTGAACTCTTGAAAACGCAAGCGGGAGACAACCCGACCAAAAACGGAACACAGTGCAGAGTGAACTGCCTTATAAAACGCAGGAGGTAATTTTATGGCGAAAATCGACACAACCGCAATTGAGGGGTACAGCGAGATGACCCCCGAACAGAAGCTTGCCGCGCTGGAATCGTTTGAATACGAAGACCACGCCGCTGATGCTGAAAAGTACAGAAATCAGGCTTCCAAAGCCAATTCCGAAGTAGCGGAGTGGAAACGCAAGCACAATGCGCTTTTGTCTGAGGATGAACGGCAGAAGCAGGCGAATGCCGAAGAGCTTGAAACGCTTCGTAATCAGGTTGCAGAAATGCAAAAAGAAAAAACAATCGCGGGGCATAAGGCGCGTTTTCTCGCGCTCGGTTATGCGGAATCGCTTGCCGAGGAAACTGCGTCGGCGCTTGTAAACGGCGAAGCAGAAAAAGTGTTCCAGAATCAGAAAAAATTCTTGGAAGCGCACGACAAAGCCTTTGAGGCGGATTTGCTGAAAGGCACGCCGAGACCGCAGGCAGGCAGTGTCGGGGATAATGCAGTTACCTTAGAGGATTTCAGAAAAATGTCCGTACAGGAGCGCTATTCCTTTTCGGAACAGCATCCCGAAGAATACAAAAATTTATATGGAGGTAATACATAATGGCACACACAATTTATGACAACTTTTATCTGTCGAACGAGATTGAAGACCAGTTCAATTCTCATCTTGACTTGCAGCAGTTCTGCACAGTCGACACGTCGCTTGAGGTTACGCCCGGTATGCTTCGTAAAATCAATGTCTACGAAGCGACGGACGGGACGGAAAAACTGGCGATGGGCGAAGGCAATACCAAGAGTATTGAGGTTAGCCACACAACCAAGGAATACCGCATCCTTTTGGCGCAGAACCGTTTCGAGTATTACGATGAGGAAGCCATGACAGACCCGATGCTTGTACCCGTCGGCACAAAGCATATGGGCACAGATATGTTCAACACCGTAAATAGAGATGCTTTTGCGGAGTTTAAAAAGGCTACGTTAAGCGTTCAATCAGCTACGCCGAACTTTGATGCGTTTGTGGACGCACAGGCGTCGCTGAACCTTGAGAATTTGGAAGGGGTTCACACCTTCGGCTTCGTCTGTCCGACCGATATGGCGGCGGTGCGTAAGGCACTTAAGGATGATTTGAAGTATATCGAAGCATTCGCGAGAGCAGGCTATGTCGGCACAGTCGGCGGTGTAAATCTCTATACCAAAAAGAACGCAACCGCAAAAGAAATCATTGTTGCGACCAAAGAAGCGGTCACGCTGTTCCTGAAGAAAGGTACAGAGGTGGAGCAGATTGTCGGACACAATCGTTCCGAAGTTGCGGCGAATAAGCGCTTGAATACGATTTTCTCGCGCAAATATTATCTTGCCGCGCTGACGGATGCTACGAAGGCTGTCAAAATCGAGCTCGGCGCATCCGCTTAATCCATAAAAAGGACGGTGAGGCAGTATGACGGACGAACAGAAGCTTGCAATGTTAAGAAAAATGACAGGTGAATCGGATGACGTTATGCTGTCTTGCTACCTTGCGGCGGCAGGCGAAAAGATTTGCAATAGATGTTATCCGTTTGCGCCTAACAGATTGGATGTACCCGCGAAATATCACTATCTGCAAGTCGAAATTGCCTGTTATCTGTTCAATAAACGCGGCGCAGAGGGGCAGACCTCGCATAACGAAAACGGCGTTAACCGTTCCTATGAAAGCGCGAGTGTCCCCGAATCTATGCTGAAAAACGTCGTTCCGTTTGTATCTGTATTCCAAAGCAAAGGACGGTAGACGATGAAATGCTTGAACAGAAATAAGACTGCGTTTTTCTATGCGCTTTATCTCGGCAAAGAACCGATTTTGGACGAATACGGCAATGAATGCGGCGAATACGAAACGGTGTACAGCGCGCCCGCTTTGATGTGCGCCAATATTTCGCCTGCAAACGGCAGTACACAGACCGAGCAATTCGGCAATTCTGTGCAGTATGACAAGGTGATTGTCACAGACGATATGCAGTGTCCGATTGACGAGCAAAGCGTATTGTTTATCGACAATCTGTCCGACACGGTTTTACAGGATGAATACGGCAAACCGCTTTGTACGGAAGCTGATACACCTTTACAGGTTAAAGACGTTCGGTTTGACTACATTGTGAAAAAGGTCGCACGGTCTCAAAACAGCATTTCCTATGCTGTCAGTCGTGTGGAGGTATTATGAAAATTACAGTTTTCAATCTCGACAAGGTAATTTCACAGATAGGCAGTTACAAGACCGATTTGCAAAACAAGGTGAATTTGTTTTTAGAACGTCTTTCAACGCTCGGCGCATACCGTGCACGTGTAGAGTTTACAAATGCAATGTATGCAGGCACAAACGATACAGAGGTCAGTGTGGAAAAGACGGTTACAGGGTATTCCGTAGTTGCGAAAGGTCAGGCTGTTCTGTTTATTGAATTCGGTACAGGCGTACTGAACCCAGAACATCCGCAATCATCGGAATTTGGTTTTGCACACGGGCAGTACGGTGACGGAAAAGGCGCAAACGAAAAAGGATGGGTCTATGTTGGGGAGCAGGGCAATGCCGGGCAACCGATTCGCAATGGCATTTATCGCACATTCGGTAATCCGCCTGCAAAAGCGATGTATTACGCGGCTAAGGATATGAAAGCGGAGATTCAAAAGATTGCAAAAGAGGTGTTTTGTTGAATGATTGATATTGAAAACGAACTTTTCACCAAAGCCGCCGAGATTCTTCGCAGTCGATTTGGCTCAGATTTTACCGTATACGGTGCAACCGTGCTTGCGCCGTCTGCATTTCCTTGCGTTTGTATTGAAGAAAGCGACAATTTTCCGCTTGTTCGCACGCAGGACAGCGGAAGCAATGAAAATCACGTGGAACTTGTGTACGATGTTAACGTGTATTCCAATAAACAAAGCGGAAAAAAGTCTGAATGCAAAGAGATTCTCGCGGTAATTGATGATTTCTTTTTAGGTGTGGGCTTTACCCGCACCACCAAACAACCGATACAATTAGATGATGTGACGCAATTTCGCCTGTTTGCACGGTATACGGCGATTGTGTCCAAAGATTCGACCATATACAGGAGGTAACAAATGGCTATTTCTACTTACAAAGTATTTCTTATGAAAAAGACGGCAGAAGCTTATGAAAAGCTTGTGGACATCAAGGATTTCCCCGACCTCGGCGGCTCTCCGGAGATGTTGGAAACCACAACGCTTTCCGATAAGATGCAAACCTATATCCCCGGTATTCAAAGCCTGGATGCGCTTGAATTTACCGCCAATTACACCAAAACGGATTATGAAAAGCTCAAGGCGCTCGAAGAGCAAGAAATGGAGCTTTCGGTTTGGTTCGGCGGTACGGAGTCAAATGGGCAGGTTGCACCGACAGGCGAAAATGGGAAATTTAATTTCAAGGGTTATGTTTCCGCGTTTATTACCGGCGGCGGTGTGAATGAAGTTGTCGGTATGACTGTATCAGTCGCACCGTCTTCTGCAATTGAAATGGGCGCGTAAAGGAGGCGTTTTATTATGGCTAAGACAATCAATATTACGTTTGAGGACGTTACATATACGCTTGAATTCACTCGGAAATCTATTAAAACGATGGAAAGCAGAGGATTTAAGATTTCTGAATTTTCCGATAAACCCGTCACGATGTTGCCCGCATTGTTCGCGGGGGCATTCTTGGCGCATCATCGTTTTGTAAAACAGGATGTTATCGAAGAAATCTTTGCTCGTCTGAAGAATAAGGAAGAGCTGATTGATAAGCTTTCCGAAATGTATGCCGAGCCGCTTATCGCACTTATGGATGACCCGGAGGAAGATGAGGGAAACCTGGAGTGGGGCGCGAGCTGGTAAGTGACTCTCAGCCCTTTATAGGGGGCGAATCAACAGATTTTGCCCCCTATATTTCGTATACAGAGCAGTTTTATTCTCACTTACCGTTTTATTTGTCTATAGGTATGACCTATGAGCAATATTGGAACGAGAATTGCTGTTTGGTGAAATATTTTCGAGAAGCTCATGAATTGCAGAAAAAACGTGATAATGAGCGGATGTGGTTACAAGGGATGTATGTTTACGAGGCACTTTGCGACGTATCACCTGTACTGCACGCGTTTGCAAAGGGTGGTACAAAACCGCTTCCGTATGCGGAAGAACCTTATGCAATTACACAAGCGGAAATTGAAAAAAGACGCGCAAGGCGGGAAAAATCCGAATTTGAAAAAAAGGCGGCGAAAATGAACGCTTTTGCGATTCAGTTTAATGCCCGAAAGGCGAAGGGAAAGGAGGTAGACAATGGCTGATATTGTGACGGATACCATCCTCATTAAAGCGGATTCCGATACGAAATCTGCTGAGGACGGACTTTCAAAACTGCAAAAAACGCTGTCGAAATTCCAAGGCAAGATGAACGACGGCGCGAGCGGTACGAAGAAGATGACTACGGCGTTTTCCTCTTTTGCGGTAAAAAGCAAACGGTCAGTTGCGGTATTTCAAAGGATTTCCGAAACCCTCAGTAGCTGGTTCAACAAATCCAACGATTATGTGGAAGCGTTAAACCTTTTTAATGTTGCTATGGGCAATTCAACCGAAGAAGCGCTTAAATATGCACGAACGGTAGAGTCTGTAATGGGAATTGATGTTACAGAATGGGTTTCTTATCAAGGCGCGTTCAATCAGCTGGCAGAAGGGTACGGCATTGCTTCCGAATCCGCAAACCGCATGAGCAAAAACCTTACACAGTTGGCCTACGACCTTTCCTCTCTTTGGAATGTAGATGCTGAAACGGCATTCCAAAAGTTACAGAGCGGTATGTCCGGGCAAATTAAAGGTCTTAAAGTTTGGGGCGTGAATATATCTGTAGCAAACTTAAAAGAAACTGCTTTAGCCCATGGAATAGACCTTTCCACTTCCAAAATGACAGAGGCACAAAAAGCAACGCTTCGATATGTGTCGATTATGGAACAGACAGCCAATGCACAAGGCGATTTGGCACGTACGATTACTACGCCCGCAAATGCCTTACGAATTTTGCATGAACAGTGGGAACGCTGTAAAAGGGCAATGGGGCAGGTTGTAAGCGTAGTTGCTGTTAAAGTAATTCCTTGGTTTCAGGCGTTGATTCAGATGATTATCGCCGCCGCGCAGTCTCTGGCAGGGTTTTTAGGGTATGAACTTCCTGAAATTGATTATTCCGATGTAATCGGAGGCGGCGTTGGGGCTGTGGATGATTTAACAGACGGTTTGGGCAGTGCCGCGGATAAGGCGAAAGAGCTCAAAAAATCTTTGCTCGGTATGGATGAAATCAACATAATCGGCGACAGCTCTGATTCCCAGTCCGTAGGTTCATCCGCACTCGGTGGTGGGTATGACCCCACCTTTGGTATGGATTTGAGTCAGTACGATTACGATTTCCTGTCCAATATTCAAATGCCCGATTTGGAACCTTTTAAGGAAAAACTTCGCGAAATCCTTAAGATTATTGGTCTTGTTTCGTTAGGCTTTGAAACTTGGAAATTAACAAGTTTTATCTGTGATTTAGGCGTTGCGATTAAAGAAGCGGGCGGTTTGAAAGAAATACTATCCTCAACGAAAGGAAAGGCCGGTCTCATTACGCTTGGAGTTACATTAGCGGTTACTGGCGTTGCCGTTGAAGCCGACGGAATTATAAGTACAATCAAAGAGGGACTCAGCGGCGTGAATTTTGGGGAAATCTTGGGTGGCGGCGTCTCTCTT